CCGAACAGGCTGCCGCTCCGACTTCCGGCAGCGCACCTGAAACCATGACAGGTGTTGAGAAGCGGTTCTATTCCAGGAATCCGCATCTTGTACCCAAGAATTAAAGGAGGATGCCCGAGGTGTGAGGCTGGATGATGCCCGAACCCGAGTGGTATTCTGACACAAGATCTAAAGGAGGAAAATGTAAATGCCTACAAATCATGAATCCCAGAAGAGATATTCCAGACTTGTCCTGGAAAAGGTTCGTTCCGAATGTGTGCTGGCCGACGGTTTCGTATTCAACAATGACTACGAGGGCGATCCCACCGCAGGTGCAGTCAAGATTCCCGTCCGTGATGATGAGGTTGCCGTTTCCGACTATGACAAGGCAAACGGCATTGAGGTGACCCACGGTGCCACGACCTATACCACACTTGTCATCGATAAGGACAAGGCGATCAATGAGCTGATCGACGGCTATGATGCAGAATCCGTGCCGGATGAACTGGTTGCGGACAGACTTGACAGCGGCGGCTATTCCCTCTCCCGTCAGCTGGATACGGACGGTGGCACTGTCCTGCTTGCAGGCTCCACACCGCTGAATGTGACGGCTCTTGCAAAGGACAACATCTATGATACCATCGTGGACATCCGCAAGGAAATGAGCAAGGCGAACATCCCCGATGACGGTAAACGTTATCTTCTGGTCGTGCCGGATGCGTTCGCACTGGTACTCAAGTGCCCCGAATTCATCTCCGCCTCCGAGCTTGGTGATGAAGTCAAGCAGACCGGTGCGGTCGGCAAGATTGCCGGCTTCCTTGTCAAGGAGTGGAACGACACCACCGCAAATCTTGCCATGCTGGCAGGTCACCCGAAGTTTGCGACCCGTGCAATGGAGTGGAAGGTCGCAGTGCATGTACAGGATCTGAAGGGATCCGGCAAGTATATCGGCGCATGCGCTGTGCAGGGACGTAATGTCTACGGTCACAAGGTTCTGCGCTCCAAGGCCATCCGCTCTGTCTATGCGCCCGGCTCTCTGACAATCGGTCTGGCAGCCGGTGAGACAGCCGGCACCACCATTGCGACCATCTCCGCAGGCAATACGGGCACAACCTATGCCTACAAGCTGAATCCCGCAAGCCGTGTGGCATTCGGTATGACAACGGCAGCCTACGGCGGTACAACACTGACCTCCGGTACAACGGAGATCACAGCATCCGAAGGCGATGTGATCGAGATCGTCAACCTCAGCTCCGGCAAGGTCGTATCCGTTGGTTATGCGGCAGTCGGTGCGAATCATATTGCGGCGGAAGCAGCTGCATCTGAATGATGATGTATCCTGACTACGACTATTATACAGAGGACTACGGCGGTGCGATCGTTCCGGAGGAATTCTGGAAGCGTGCCGCTGGCAGTGCTTCCGATTATCTGAATGCAGTGACATTCGGCAGGCTTGAAAACGGCATTCCGGGAAAGTACGGTACAAAGGTCGCACGCTGCCTGTGTGAGATGGCGGAGCAGATCTGGATCACTTCCCTCTCCGCAGCGGCGGATGCATCCGGAGAGCCTGCTAAGGCATCGGAGAGCAACGGCGCATACAGTGTGACGTACCGCAGTGCATCGGAGGGCATCTCCGCACAGCTGCATGGAGACACTGCAGGATTGGAGGATCTTCTGCTGCACATCTGCAGGAAGCATCTCTCCCGCACCGGTCTTCTGTACAGAGGAGTGTGACAGCATGTTCACGAACCAGAAAGCATGTACCATCTACGAAAAGACGGTGCAGAACCGTGCACCGACCTACATCAGACATACCACCGGTGCGGTGTACTGGGAGGAATCGGATGCACAGGCACAGTCGAACACATCCAGGACGGATGCGGGTGCGGTGTTCTGCTCCGTGCCTGTGAAATCGCTTACAGGCTATCTCCCGAAAAAGGACGACCGCATTGTGAAGGGCATCTGTGAGGCACAACAGCCTCCGAAGGATGCATATACCATCATGAGTGTCAAGGATTTCCGGTATGGTTCACTTGCGGTGCAGCATATCGAAATCACTGCAGAGTAGGAGGGATTGCATGCTGCGATTCACAGGCATCAGCTTTGACCCGAATTTTCAGCGGAACATCGAACAGAACTTCCGGCAGGCACAGAAGTACATTGACAGCGAAGCCCTCCGGCACTGCGATCCGTATGTGCCCATGCTGACCGGCACAATGAAAAAGAGCGGCCTCTCGGGCACGGTTCTCGGCTCCGGTGAAGTAAAGTACACTGCCCCCTATGCAGAGCGGCAGTATTATCTCAATGCAGGGCACGGCAAGGAAGGGCTGGATGCCTCCGGCGGCGTCAAGGGACTGCGCGGTAAGTACTGGTTCGAACGTATGAAGGCGGATCACAAAGACGAAATTCTGAGGGGGCTGAACACGTTCCGATGAAACCATTGATTGAATGCGTGCGGGAATATGTGATGACTTTCCCCGCACTGAAGGACGGGCTGCTGCTGGTGGATTATCTCGGCAGTACGGCAGTGGAGTACACAGTGGAAGCTGTGCCATCCTCACCCATTTTCAAGCAATACACCGACGGGGGCTGCATGAAGCAGTTCCTTTTTCTATTCGCAAGCCGTGAGTATTACAGTGCGGATGTGAATCAGTGCATCGAGAATCTTGCATTCTATGAGCATTTTCAGGACTGGGTCCTGGAGCAGAACAGAGAGGGTATCCTCCCCGATCTGGATGGGCGTTCCCCTGTCAGCATTGAAGTGCTGACGGGAGGCTATGCCTTTGACTGTGATGGCAGCACGGCACGGTATCAGATTCAGCTTCGGCTGATTTACGAAGACAAGGAGTGATTTATATGGCAGCAAAGATTACACCCAGACACAAGATGCTGGGATTCTATGGCGTTCCGGTGACGAATGGAGACACGACCGAGATCACCTATACCAGAATGCGCAAGTTCACCCAGCTCTCCCAGAGCAAGAACCCCATCGAGTACAACCGTCAGTATGTGGATGAGCAGTTCCAGCAGACGGATGTGATGGGCTATTCTCCCACAATTGACTATGCATTCGACCGCCACAGCGGCTATCCGATGCAGGAAGACATCATCAAGATCAGCGATGAAGAGCTTGTCGGTGAGGATGCAGTGCGCTCCATCATTCTGGTGGACACGGAAACGGGCAAGGCCATCAAGCGTGACTATTCCGTCATTCCGAACACGGAGGGTGACAACATCAACATCTACACCTACTCCGGCACACTCAAGTGCAGGGGCGAGAAGGTGCACGGCACAGCCACCAGCGAGGACAACTGGCAGACTGTGACATTCACGGAATCGACTGACTGATGCAAGGAGGTATTGAGCCTATGAGCCAAGCGAAAAATTGGGAAATTAACGGCGTATCCCTGACACTCGATCTGGAGGATGCGGATGTGCTGGAACGCTATGAGGATGCCTTTGCCTCGATGGAGCGGGAGGAAATGCACCTTCCCAAGGATGGCAAGGCATCCGCACGGATCCGAGCCTATTGTGAGATGTACCGGCATCTGTATGATCACATCTTTGGTGATGGCACAGCAGAGAAGATCTTCGCAGAAAAGCCAGTGAATGCAGCTGTATATGACGAAGTATATGGTTGTTTCCTGGAATTTGTCCGTACACAGCTTACAGAAAGTGCCAAGAGGCGCGGTGAAGCCCTGGGCAAATACCGTCCGAACAGAGCACAGAAGCGTGCCACACTCAAAAAGATCGGCAAGTTATGATGAATCTGCTGTATGAGCCGCTCCCCGACTGTATCCAGGCGGGTGGGCGGCTGATTCCGGTGCTGACCGATTTCAGGGAATGGATCCGATTTGCGGATATGATCGCGGATCCGGAACTTTCCGACACAGAAAAACTGTGTCTGATGCGTGAATGGCTGGACGAACCGGAATGCATTACGGAAGAGATCGTGAACGCTTTGTATGCGTTTTACAGAGCGGACGCACTGGAGCCGGATCCACTGCATGAGGATGAGAAAAACGAAGTCGATGGAGAAAAGCAGCAACCGCTTCCATCGGCTCCCGTATTCTCATGGAGTGTGGATGCAAGATTCCTTCTGGGAGATTTCAGACGGTACTATGGTATAGATCTGCTTGAGACCGGATATTTGCACTGGTGGGCATTCAAAGCTTTATTTGCAGCACTGCCGGATGAAAGCCAGTGCCAGAAGAGAATTGCCTATCGTTCTGTCAATCTGTCCGATATCAAGGACAACAAAGAACGGGAACGCATCCGTCGGATCCAGCAGAGAATTGCACTGCCGTTTGAGTACGATGACGAAATGATCGGCGAAATGCTGGGAGGGATGATGTGATAAGGAAACCTTCTCTGGAACGAAAATGGCTGCTCTGCCCACGCTGCGGAGCAAAAACCATTCTGTATGACAACACAGCCTGCTGCGCCGGTGTGTATATTAAATGCACACGGGGCTGCAAGCTCGAATTTGAAGTAAAGATTGAACACGGAAAAGTAATGCACTGATGAGCCTATGAGCCGCATTCACAACCTGTCTGACTGAGGTGATGAATATGGGCTTTGACGGCACATTGAAATTTGATACAGCAATTGACAAAACCGGCTTCCAGATCGGCCTTGGCAATCTGGGCAGTCTTGCAAAGGCAGGCATGTCAGCGGTTGCATCCGCTGTGACTGCCGGTGCCGCTGCAGCCAGTGCCGGCATTGCGGCGATCGGCAAACAGGCACTCGACGCCTATGCCGATTATGAACAGCTGATCGGCGGTGTGGAAACGCTCTTCAAGGAAGCGTCCTCCATTGTACAGGGCTATGCAGAAAACGCCTACAAGACGGCGGGCATGTCGGCGAACGCCTACATGGAAAACGTCACCAGCTTCTCCGCTGCCCTGATCAATTCGGTCGGCGGTGATACGGCGGCGGCCGCTGAAAAGGCCAATATGGCACTCTCGGATATGTCCGACAATGCCAACAAAATGGGCAGCGATCTACAGTCCATTGTGAACACATACCAGAGCCTGTCCAGAGGCAATTTCGGTATGCTTGACAACCTAAAGCTCGGCTACGGCGGTACCAAAGAGGAAATGGTGCGGCTTCTGGAGGATGCCCAGGCAATCTCCGGCATTGAATATGACCTTTCCTCTTATGCGGACATCGTGGACGCCATCCACGTCATCCAGACGGAGATGGGCATCACCGGCACCACCGCAAAAGAAGCCTCCAGCACTATTTCCGGCAGCATCGCTATGGCAGGGGCTGCATGGGATAATTTCCTTGCAGGGCTTGGCAATCCCGATGCAGATCTCAGTGCCCTTGCCACTGAGCTGACGGACAGTGTCCTGACGGCAGCAGGCAATATCATCCCCGCTGCAGAGACCATTCTGCAGTCGATGTCCTCCGTCATTACGGAAAGCGCACCGGAGATCATCGGGCTTGCTCTGGATCTGATCACGGATGCGCTCCCCACGCTGACGGATGCCGGCGTTTCCCTGCTCAGGGCACTGGTGGACGGCATTACGGGCAATGCATCGAGTGTTGCCGATACGGCTGTGGCAATCCTTGACCAGCTTGCGGCATGCGCACTCGACATTATCCCCGACCTTTTGGATGCGGGTGTGGATATCATCCTGACCCTTGCAGAGGGTCTGGAATCGGCCGCCCCCGATCTGATCAGTGCAGCCGGAACGGCCGTTTCAGACATCGTAACCGGCATCGGGGCAAATCTGCCCGCACTTGCACAGGCTGGAATTTCTCTCATCGGAACGGTGGCAGATGCAGTTCTGCAGCAGCTTCCTGTGCTGGTTCAGACGGGCGGAGATCTGATTGACACACTGGTGAACGGTATCACGGCACATCTCCCGCATCTTCTGACACTTGCGCTGGACATCCTGACTTCTCTGGCCGATTCGCTCGCAGCCAATCTTCCCTTGCTGCTGACAGCGGCAGGCGATGTGATCTCACAGCTTGCAGCAGTACTCACAGAGAATATCCCTGTTCTGCTGGATACGGGCCTTGACATCATCCTCTCCCTTGTGGACGGTATTGCCGCCAACATCCCCATGCTGCTGGATATTGCCGTTGCACTTGTCGGCACACTTGCGGACTTTATTGTGGAAAATGCGCCGAAGCTGCTGGAAGCAGCCGGACAGCTGCTCATGGGGGTGGTGGATGCACTGCCTTCCGTGATCACGGCACTGGCCGGCAAGCTCCCGCTTCTGATTGACACAGTCCTGCAGATGCTGCCGCAGCTCGCAGCGGCACTCACAGGGGCCATGTCCCTTCTGACCGAGGCGCTGAAAACAGCATTCCCGCAGCTTGCACAAACGCTCACCACAGCCGTTCCCGAGCTGATTCTGGGATTGGTGGATGCGCTTGCCTCCTTCGACAGTCAGCTGTTCGATGCAGCAGTGGATCTGATTCTGGTCATTGCAGAGGCTCTTCCTGAGCTGACCAACGCCATCATCCCGCAGATCCCCATCATGATTGTTGGCATCATCGGAGCCCTGATGCAGGCCATGCCGGAAATGAAGGAAGCAAGCCATGCTCTGTTCATGCAGCTTGTCGAGGCCATCCCCACACTGCTCCCTGCTCTGCTTTCGGTTCTGGAAGCACTGTGGTTCCCCTGCGGAGAGTATCTTGCAGGGCTTGCAGAT